GCTTCAAATATTGCAGAACTCAAGATTATTGAAAACTTTGATATTCAAGAACCTCAAGAGTTTGAAGCATTTGAAAGTGAAGACACTATTTCTATCCTGAATAGATATATTGAGGAGGCAGAAATCAGTCTTGATAAATCAGTCATTCAAAGGATGATGCAAGAAATTTATCAAGAGGCATGTGAATTAGTTTAAATGTTTATTCTAACAATTAATGGCAGAGAAACAGAAGGAGCATATTCTGTTCTTGATGATGACGGAGAACACATTTTGTACCTTTTTGAAGAAGAGGATGATGCTGTTCGGTATGCTATGATGTTAGAAGAAGATGGATATCCAGAAATGCATGTTATTGAAATTGAAGATGAGGTGATGTTAAAAACTTGTAAAATGCATGGATATCAATATACAATTATTACACCTGATGATATCGTAATTCCTCCAAACACTGAACATGATTTTATTTAAAACTATTCGTTGGAAAAACTTTCTGAGCACTGGTAATCAATATACAGAAGTTGATTTCACAAAAAATAAAACCAATCTTATTGTAGGTACAAATGGAGCAGGGAAGAGTACTGTTCTTGATGCACTTACATTTGCTTTGTTTGGAAAACCATTTCGTAAGATTAATAAACCACAACTTGTCAATTCCGTAAATGAAAAGGACTGTAGAGTTGAAGTGGAGTTTTCTATTGGAAACACTGATTGGAAAGTTATAAGGGCAATTAAGCCTACACTCTTTGAGATTTGGAGGAACGATACTGCTTTAGATCAGTCCTCTGCTGCTTTGGACCAACAAAAGTGGTTAGAACAAAACGTTCTTAAGATGAACTATAAGTCCTTTACTCAAATTGTAATTTTGGGTAGCAGTACTTTTGTTCCTTTCATGCAACTTTCTGCAGCACATCGTCGGGAGGTGATTGAAGACCTTCTTGATATTAAAATTTTCTCTTCTATGAATGTGGTAATCAAAGAGAAGATTCGTCAGTCAAAGGAAGAAATTAAAGTTCTTGAATTGAAAAAAGAATCTCTTCTTGATAAAGTAAAGATGCAACAAGAGTTCATTGAAGAACTTGAGAATCGCGGAAAAGAAAGTATTGATAACAATAATCGAAAAATTTCTGATTTAAGTGAAGAAATAGAACAGCATTTGACTGATAATACTTCTTTAGAAGAACCTCTTTACAAACTAATTAGAGAGCAAGATAGTATCGTTGGTTATGCTGAAAAGTTAAAAAAACTTGGTCAATTAAAAGGTAAGATTTCGCAAAAAGTATCTACAATTACTAAAGAACATAAGTTCTTCACCGAGAATACGGTATGCCCCACTTGTACGCAGTCTATCGAAGAGACCTTCAGAATAAATAGAATTAACGACGCTCAAAATAAAGCAAAAGAGTTGCAATCTGGTTATAAAGAACTAGAGGAGGCAATTAAAGAGGAAGAAGAGCGAGAGCGTCAATTCACCGCTCTATCGAAGGAGATCTCAAAACTAACGAATGGCATTTCTCAAAATAATATTAAGATTAGCGGATTACAAAGACAAATCCGAAGTCTTGAACATGAAATTCAAGTTCTTACCGAGAACCTTGCAAACCGAAATTCTGAACATGAGAAACTAGAATCCTTCAAAGACAACTTAAAAACTACATACGACGAACTCGCTTCTAAAAAAGACACAATCAACTACTACGATTTTTCGTATAGTTTGCTCAAAGACGGTGGAGTAAAATCCAAAATCATTAAGAAGTATTTGCCACTCATCAATCAGCAGGTTAATCGTTATCTGCAAATGATGGACTTCTATATTAACTTTACTCTTGATGAGGAATTTAACGAAACCGTCCAGTCACCTATTCACGAAGATTTTTCCTATGCTTCTTTTAGTGAAGGAGAAAAACAGAGAATTGATTTAGCACTTCTTTTTACTTGGAGAGAAGTTGCAAGAATGAAGAACTCAGTGAATACTAACTTAATGATTCTTGATGAGATTTTTGATAGTTCTTTGGATTCCACTGGAACAGAAGAGTTTCTTAAAATCATTCGTTATGTAATCAAAGACGTAAACATTTTTGTTATCTCACATAAGACTGGTATGGAGGACAAATTTGAAAGTGTCATAAAGTTTGAGAAAGTTAAAGGTTTTTCGCATATGGTGGTCTGAACCACTCAAGAACAATGCAAGTCCCAAACTGGAAGCACCATTCCAAGAAAGAACAGAAACGAAAACTTAAACCGCAAGCACTGAGGCAAGCAAAAGCACGACTAGCCCAGTTCAAAAAGCGTCATATGGGTCGCCCAAAAGGCGACCTTTTCGTTTTATAGTGGTTACATACGAAACGAATCAAATGTCTGTTCGCCACGAAATCAAATCTCAACTTGCCAAACTGCTTGCCACTGAGGATTTGGTGGTAGAGCACAAGAAGGTTTCTACTGCTTGTTTTAACGTTCATACTCGTGTCCTGACGCTTCCTCTGTGGGAGAAAGCAAGCAACCTTGTATATGACCTTCTGGTAGGTCATGAGGTTGGACATGCTTTGTTTTCTCCTGATGAAGATTGGAGTGAAAAGGTTAAAGTTCCTCAACAGTTTGTAAATGTTGTTGAGGATGCACGTATTGAGAAACTGATGAAGCGTAAGTATGCTGGACTTGCTAAGACTTTCTTCAATGGTTATAAAGAACTGAATGAAGAAGATTTCTTTCAACTCGAAGATGAAGATATTTCTACCTTTAATCTTGCTGACCGCGTAAATCTTTACTTCAAGATTGGTAACTTTATTACACTTGACTTTAATCCAGAAGAACAACAAATCATTAATCTAATTGGTGCTTGTGAAAGTTTTGCAGACGCACTGATTGCTGCTGAAGAACTTTACAAATATTGCAAGAATGAAAAGGAGCAACAGCAAAAGGTTGCTGACTTTGATTCTCACGAAACTCAAGGAAATTCACAGTCTCCTGCAAGCGATTTTGTGGAGAGTAATGACTCCTCTTCTGAGCAAGAAGGCGAGAGTGATAACTCCTCCGAAAAAGAGTCTGAAGATTCCTATGGTGGAACCGCTCAAGGTGATCAAACTCCCGTAAAATCTTCAGAAACTCAAGATGAACCAGAAGTTCGCACTGCGGATTCTTTGGAAGATAAGATTCGAGACCTTGTAAATAACGATGGTTATGAAAATGTTTATGTTGAGGTTCCTCAAGTAAATTTGAATACTGTGATTGGTAAGAACTCTGAGGTTCATAAAGATATTGATTATTCTTTTTCTAACCAACAGAAACTTCATAATGAACATGCTGAAAGGCAAAATTATACTCCTACAAACCTTTATAAAGAATCTGATGTTGAATTCAAGAAGTTTAAGTCCTCAGCTCAGAAAGAAGTCAACTATCTTGTAAAGGAGTTTGAATGCCGTAAGGCAGCAGATCAGTATGCTCGTGCATCAACTGCCCGCACTGGTATTCTTGATACAACTCGTCTCCATACCTACAAATATAATGAAGACCTGTTCAAGAAGGTTTCTGTGATTCCTGATGGTAAAAATCACGGTCTTGTGTTTGTGCTTGACTGGAGTGGTTCTATGTGTGATGTGATGCTTGATACTTGCAAACAACTTTTCAACCTTGTTTGGTTCTGCAAAAAAGTTTCTATTCCTTTTGAGGTATATGCCTTCACTAATGAATGGCGACGTGGTGAGTATGACTATGAGAATGATCATTATCTCGCTGCCGATCGTACTCCCCACTATGTAAAGAAAGATGGTTTGCTTTGTGTTGATGAGACTTTTTCTATGATGAATGTTCTTACCAGCAAAGTTTCTGGTAAAGAACTAGAACATCAGATGCTTAATGTCTGGCGTCTTGCTTCTTGCTTTGGTAATACTTATCGTTGTCCTTATACTTATCCAAATCGTCTTAGTCTTTCTGGAACTCCTCTAAATGAAGCACTTATCAGTCTTCATCAGATTCTTCCTAAGTTTCAAAAAGAAAATAAACTCCAGAAAGTCCAGTGTATTGTTTTGACTGATGGTGAAGCAAATCAACTTGTTTATTATAAAGAAGTTCATCGTCGTTGGGAAAAAGGACCAACTCTTGGAACTGGATATATTAATCCAATGATTGCATTTCTTCGTGACCGCAAACTTGGAACTACCTACCAATTTGGTTATGGATATCATGAATTTACTGATGTTCTTCTGAGGAACCTGAAAGATAAGTTTCCTTCAATGAACTTTATTGGTATTCGTGTCCTTGAAGGTCGCAATTTTAGTCGTTTTGTTCAGATGTATCACAAATCATATAGTAAAGAATATGAGAAAATTCAGAGTGATTGGAAAAAAGTGAAGAGTTTTACCATTACCGATTCTGGGTATGATGCATACTTTGGAATGTCTGCAACTGCACTTTCTCAGGATACTGAGTTTGAAGTTGCCGATTGTGCAACTAAGTCTCAGATCAAATCTGCATTTGTAAAGTCTCTCAAGACCAAAAAACTAAATAAAAAAGTATTAGGAGAATTTATTTCTTTGGTAGCATGAAGACATTCCAACACTTTAACACTGAGGCATATAATCGTCGTGCTCATCGTGGGACAGATTATCATGGTAGAGATTATGGTGGAACTCCAGAAGATCATGAAAATGCTATGAGAAGAAATAAGGCTGCAGCAAGTCTTCAAGGTGGTTGGTTAGAAAGAGAAAAAAAAGAGAAAGAGAAAAAGTGAAAACTAAATTTCCATTTGAACACGTATTAAAATATGATACGCAAGAAGTATGGATTAAGTGTAATAGTTTTACTACTGCTATGGGACTTCCTGTACTTGTAAATCAGTATTATCCTGGTTATAAAGTAAAAATTGGAACACATGAACAACTTGACCAACTTCGCAACCAGTTGGCAAACTGACCACTGAGGTTCCGAAAGGACCTCTTTTTCTTTTATAATGACTATGTTGAAACAAAACAAACGAATGGCACTCTCCTCTGACTACATCCGCACCTCTCTCCAGAACCTGTATGGCAACACTATTACAGGTGCTGATATTCGTGCCTGGTGTAATCTGAACGATGCTAACTATCAAACTGTAACTAAGAAACTTGACCAATTTAAAGTCGGTCGTGGCAAATGGAATCTTGAAGTAACTCAACAAAAGGTAGAAGAAATCGAACGTACTTTCCAAGCACCCTCTGTGGTTCCTCCTATCGAACAAAATCTTATTCCCGATAAAGATGATACCTTCGTCAAGTTTGGTAACTTTGCTGACGTTAAAAAGATTATTCAGTCCCGTCTTTTTTATCCTACGTTCATTACGGGTCTTTCGGGTAACGGTAAAACGTTCTCTGTGGAGCAAGCGTGTTCTCAACTTAAGCGTGAACTGATCCGTGTAAACATTACTATTGAAACTGATGAGGATGATTTGATTGGTGGTTTCCGCCTTGTTGATGGAAACACGGCTTGGCATAACGGCCCAGTGATTGAAGCACTTGAACGTGGTGCAATTCTTCTGTTGGACGAGATTGATCTTGCTTCCAATAAGATTCTGTGCTTGCAATCTATTCTGGAAGGTAAGGGAGTTTTCCTTAAAAAGATTGGCCGTTGGGTCAAACCCGCTGCTGGATTCAACGTCATCGCCACCGCAAACACTAAAGGTAAGGGTTCTGATGACGGTCGCTTCATCGGCACTAACGTTCTCAACGAAGCATTCCTTGAGCGTTTCCCTGTGACCTTTGAGCAGTCCTATCCTGCCCCCGCTACTGAGCAGAAGATCCTGGAAGGTGTTGCTCTGGATCTGTGTGTGGAAGATCGTGACTTTTGCAAGCGTCTGGTGGACTGGGCAGACATTATCCGTAAGACCTTCTACGATGGTGGTATTGAGGAAATCATCAGCACCCGCCGCCTGGTTCACATCATCCGTGCTTACAGCATCTTCCAAGACAAAGCAAAGGCAATCCAAGTGTGTGTGAATCGCTTTGATGATGAAACCAAGCAAGCATTCCTTGAACTTTATGACAAGGTTGATGCCGATTTCCAAATGCCTTCACCACCTGAACTAATTGAAGAATTTGTTGACCATCTCAAAGTAAACTGATATAATATGGGGAGGTAAAAAGTGCCTTCCCTCTTTTTATGATTGATTCGACTTTTACTATTGATATGACTGAAACAAAAAATCATCTCTGGAAATACAACGAAGATAAAATTCTCAAAGATGTTGAAGATTATGTGACCAGTACTTATGGAAGTCATTACTGTGGTCACGAACAAGATTATAAAGATGTTCAAACGATTGATCTAATGGCAGCCAAAGAACTTGCTGCTGGATTCTGTCAAGCAAACATCATTAAGTATGGTAGCCGTTACGGTGACAAGGATGGTCGCAATAAGCGTGATTTGCTTAAAGTCATTCATTATGCTATGCTTCTGCTTCACTTTGATGGGCATTACACTCGCAAAGATAACGGTCTCTCTGAATTTCGCTGATTATTATGAAACTCTCTGATAAAACTCTGACTCTGCTGAAGAACTTCTCTTCCATTAACCAGTCTATTCTGTTCAAGGAAGGAAATAATCTTCGCACTATTTCTGTAATGAAGAACATTCTTGCAGAAGCAACAATTGAAGAAGAACTTCCTAAAGATTTTGGTATCTATGATCTCAACCAATTCCTAAATGGACTTAACCTTCATCAGAATGCTGAACTTGATTTTCAGAATGATGGTTATGTTGTCATTAAAGAAGGTCGTTCTCGCTCCAAGTATTTCTTTGCAGATCCTAATGTAATCGTAACTCCTCCCGATAAAGCAATCTCTCTTCCTTCTGAAGATGTTTGTTTCATTCTTGATACCAAGGAACTTGATAAACTCCTTAAGGCTGCTGCTGTGTATCAACTTCCTGACCTGTCTGTGGTTGGTGAAGCAGGTGTTGTAAAACTGGTTGTTCGTGATAAGAAGAATGATACCTCCAATGATTTCTCTGTAGTTGTCGGTGAGACTGATGAGGTATTCACCTTTAACTTTAAGGTGGAAAATATCAAGATTATTCCTGGAAATTATGAGGTGGTAATCTCTTCTAAACTTTTGTCACGATTCAAGAATACTGGGTTTGATGTGACCTATTATATTGCTCTGGAGCCTGATTCTACATTTGGTTGATGAACATCTTTGTCACTTCCCCTTGGCCTGCTGAGAGTGCCATTTGTCTGCCCGACAAACACATTGTTAAGATGCCCCTAGAGTGCTGCCAGATGCTCTCTATCGTGGCATCAAGTAAGTGGGGGCATGGGTACGGCACTCTTCCTAAGGCAGATGGAACCCCCTACAAGACCGAGAAAGGAGCATTCCGCAATCATCCCTGCACCAAGTGGGCATTGGAGAGTATCCACAATGCCTATTGGTTAATTAAGTGGGGACTGAACTTGTCTGATGAATACTGCCTGCGGTATAATAAAACTCACTCTTGTTACAAAACCCTTGTTGATGCATACTATTTGTTTCCCAAGGGTAAGATTACAGAGGTGACTCCATTTGCTCGTGCTATGCCCGAGGAATGGAAGTTTGACGATACTATTGATACATTTGAAGCATACAAACGATACATCGCATCCAAACCTTGGGTGTCTGATAATTATCTTCGTATGCCTGAAAGAAAACCTAATTGGATTTGATTATGGCAAGTGAATTTCTTCTAACGGAAAAATATCGTCCTCAAGTAATTGAGGATTGTATTCTTCCTGATGATACTAAAAAAACATTTAAGGAGTTTGTGGCAAAAGGTGAGATTCCTAATCTTCTTCTTGCTGGACCTCCTGGTATTGGTAAAACTACAATCGCAAAAGCATTATGTAATGAGTTAGGGGCAGATTATTATGTCATCAACGGATCCGACGAAGGACGTTTCTTGGATACTGTACGGAACCAAGCAAAAAACTTCGCTTCGACCGTTTCACTTACGGGATCTTCTAAACACAAAGTCATCATCATCGATGAGGCGGATAACACAGGCAACGACGTACAACTCCTACTACGGGCGAATATTGAGGCATTTTATAACAACTGTCGATTCATCTTCACCTGTAACTACAAGAACAAGATTATTGAACCTCTTCACTCCCGATGTGCAGTCATCGACTTCACCATTAAAGGGAAGCAAAGAGTTCAACTTGCAGGAAGTTTCTTTCAACGACTTCAATCAATCTTGGATGCGGAAAAGATTGAGTACGATCAAAAAGTCGTTGCGGAACTTGTATCAAAACACTTCCCAGATTTTCGTAGGGTCCTCAACGAATGTCAGAGGTATTCTACAGGAGGAAAAATTGACTCGGGCATTCTTGCATCTTTCTCAGACATCTCTGTAAATGAACTCATCAAAAATCTCAAGGATAAAAACTTTACTGAAGTCAGAAAGTGGGTGGTCTCCAACTTGGACAACGATGCTAGTAACCTACTTCGCAGGGTTTATGACGCCGCTTTTGATTGCCTTGCACCCCAATCTATCCCTGCTGCCGTTCTTATTATTGCTAAGTATCAATACCAATGTGCGTTCGTGGCTGACCAAGAAGTAAATCTTCTTGCTGCTCTTACTGAAATTATGTGTGAGTGTGAGTTCAAATGAAATCTCTTAAAACCCCATTACGTTATCCTGGTGGAAAGTCCCGTGCTTGTGAAAAGATGGGACCTTATTTTCCAGATCTTCGCAACTATGATGAGTTTCGAGAACCATTTCTTGGTGGTGGAAGTGTTGCGATTTATATCACAAAGAAGTATCCCAACCTAGATATTTGGGTGAATGATCTTTACGAACCTCTAGTAAATTTCTGGCAACAACTCCAGATGTTTGGAACTGATCTTAAGGATAAACTTGTAGATCTTAAGGTAGCAAATAATACTCCAGACTTAGCGAAAGAACTTTTTCTTAAAGCAAAGGAGCAAGTCAATGACAAGGATTTGCCAAGCATTGATCGTGCTGTGGCTTTCTATGTTGTCAATAAGTGTAGTTTCTCTGGTCTTACAGAGAGTTCATCATTTTCAGCACAAGCATCAAACTCCAACTTTAGTTTGCGTGGGATCGAAAAATTGCCTGCGTATTCTTCGTTGATTGGGAAGTGGCGTATAACTAATTACTCGTATGATTATCTGATGGATGGAAACAAAGGTGCTTTTATGTATCTCGATCCTCCTTATGATATTAAGGATAATCTCTATGGGAACAAAGGATCAATGCACAAAGGATTTGATCACGATAAGTTTGCTTCTGATTGCGATGCTAACAATATGGATCAACTAGTAAGTTATAACTCTGATCAACTTGTAAAAGATCGTTTTAAGAACTGGAATGCCGCTGAGTTTGACTTAACTTACACGATGCGTTCTGTTGGTGAATATATGCGTGAGCAAAAACAACGTAAAGAACTATTGTTATTTAATTATGGAATTGAAGGATTGGTTAAATTCGATTAATTTTACAAAGGAAAATCTATCAGAAGATATTAGTTCTTATCCTCCTTTTGTTATCAATAGATGTTTATCAGGACACATTGATTGTATTCTTTTTGCAAATGAAATGAATATGCATCATCAACTTGATAAAGATATGCAATATTCGTTTTATCTAAATAGTCTAAGGAAAAAGAAGAGATTTTCTCCCTGGCTCCGTAAGGATAAAGTCAAAGATTTAGAATGCGTTAAGAAATACTATGGATATAGTAATGAAAAGGCATCTCAAGCTTTGAAGATTCTAAATAAAGAACAACTTAATTTTATTAAACAACGACTTGAAACTGGAGGAACAAAATGACTACTACGGTAGAACCTACTGTTGAATGGTCTCAGGACCAAATGGTAGAGGTGATTCTTAATGAACCTGATGACTTTCTCAAGGTTCGTGAAACTTTGACACGTATTGGAGTTGCATCTAGAAAGGAGAAAAAACTCTATCAATCTTGCCATATTCTCCATAAGCAAGGTAGATACTACATTGTTCATTTTAAAGAACTGTTTGCTTTAGATGGAAAGCATACTAATTTGACAGTAAATGATGTTCAACGTCGTAATCGTATTGCACGTTTGCTTGCTGACTGGGGACTTATTACCTTTGTAAAAGAAGAGGCAGTTTCTGATATTGCACCTCTCAACCAAATTAAAGTCCTTTCTTATAAAGATAAGGGAGATTGGATTTTGGAACAAAAATATAATATCGG